GTTCTTTGAACTGCACTATGAGACCTACCTGAGGGAACTGTATGAAGAGCTTAATTCTATGGGCTACAAGATTAGCACCTCGATAGCCTTTGGAGTGACAAGACCTAAACACAGAGAGGTGTTCGCTGCATCGTTTAGAGACAGGGTGGTACACCACCTCCTGATGATAAAGCTGGAGCCGATACTGGAGAGTGGAATGATAGATAACTCCTTCAACTGTAGAAAAGGTAAGGGGACGGAGTGTGGAGTGAATACGCTGGCAGAACAGATTAAGGCTGTAAGCCAGAACTACACAAGGGAGGCTTATGTTCTGCAGTGCGACATACAAGGCTTCTTTATGTCGATAGAGCCTGCTATCCTTTGGAAAATGCTTGAGGGCATTATGTACGAGAAGTGGTGCTACGGCAATGTAGAATGGTGGCTGTGGCTGGTGAAGATGATAGTCATGAATAGACCAGAGAAGAATTGCGTGATTAAGGGAGATAGGAGAATACTTGATAATCTCCCTGACAGCAAGACCTTGTTTAGGAGTAACGGCAAAGGACTGCCTATAGGTAATCTAACCAGCCAGATATTCGGCAATTACTACCTGACGGTGTTTGACTGGTGGATAATGGGGATGATAGAAGGCAGAGCGGAGTATGGCAGATTTGTGGATGATTTCTATCTGGTGAGTACCGACAAGAACTTCATAATGAAGCTACTGCCTAAGATAAGGGAGTATATGAAGAAGGAACTGGAACTGACGTTGCATCCGAAGAAGGTTATGATTACTGAGGCAAGGAAAGGTATTGCGTTCATAGGAGCTGTCATTAAGCCGTGGGGTGTATATGTAAGCAACAGGACTGTGGGACACGCCTTTGAGGTGGCAGAGATTGAGAGAGTGGAAGATATGGAGAGACATGTGCAGAGGCTTAACTCTTACTTCGGTTTCATGAAGCACAGGCTGACATACGCTATAAGGTGGAGGCTCTTCATTGCCATTCCTGAGAAGATAAAGAAGAAGATGGTATGTGTGAATATGCAGAAATTCCGAGCAAGACGCTTAGACAACGCAAGGAGAAAGGTTGCCTGATTGCGGAATGGATAGAGATAGATAATTTTGTAACCAATAAAAGAAAAGAACTATGACTAAAATTGAATTACCAAAAGAGAGCTTTGTTGCTATCAAACAGTACAAGCAACAGCCTGTATTCTTCTTCCGCTTCAATACGGTGGAGACGGAGAATGAGACTGTAGTATGCGATGAGACAACCATTACACTACAAGGTGCTGACTATGCCAGCATGGTTGCCAAGTGTATCGGAGTGAAGTATAATACGGATGCCCAGCTGGCTCTGCTCTATAACTATGAGGCTGATAAGGAGAAGTATGCGGAGGCTATGGCTCAGTATCAGGAATGGAGAGTGTATTGTAAGGAGAGTGCCAAGGAGTTCTTTGGCGTGGATACGGAGGAGTAGCCATGAAGAGGAAATCATATATGAGGACAGCTCTGGAATGTGTATTCCTGATTGCACTAAGTATTATTATGCTGGGTGCGCTCGGTTCTCTCACGTCCTGTTCACGTAAGCAGGTGGAGTTCATCGAGACTATCGACACACTTATTATCGAGAAGATAGACACCGTTCGCTCTGAGAAGGGTACCCACCAGTCTGTCAAGGAGAAGCGTGAGAGCACCAGTAACAGGTATGTGGTAGTCACGGTGGCAGGCGACACAGTGAAGGACTATCGTACTGAATACGTCTATGTAGAAAAGGATAGCACTCTGGTGGATAGCCTGGCGAAGTATAAGACTATGTATAACAACCTGAAGAAGAGCAAGAGCAACGTGCGTGAGGTAGAGACGTCAGTGCCTCCGTCGATATGGGAGAAATTGGAATATGGCTTTTATGGCATGATAGTGGGTGTCTTGCTTTATATTGTACTTATAACTAACTGGAGGAAGATATCATGATACATGAGATATTCGAGGGACTGGACTTAATGGCTATGCTGTGCGTGGTTACTATGCTTTTGGTTATAGTGGCTATGGCTGTAGATTTGGTGTCAGGTGTCAGGAAGGCGAAGCAACGTGGAGAGGCGAGGACCAGTTATGGGCTGTCACGCACCTTCAATAAGTTCTTAATCTATGAGGGTATGCTGATTATATGTGCCTGTATCGATGCGCTGATACACTTTGTGGTCTATATGACAACGGAGAGCGTGTATCTGGTACCCATAGTGACGTGCCTGATTGGTATAGTGCTATGTGCATGTGAAGGCTGGAGTGTGTATGAGAAGGCTGAGGATAAGCAGAGAAGGAAAATGGCTGAGGTGGCTACGGCTGCGGCGGCACTCGTTGATAAGGACACTCTGACTGAGATAGTGAGTGAAGCGATAAAAAGGGCGGCTGAGCGAAGCGGCTCATAGTGTTTTTATAGTAATTATAAATAAAGTTATTAAGGTATTTTTGTGTGCCGTTATGGTCTGGGAGAGATAATAACGGCTTCTTTTTACTAACCTAAGGAGGAATAGATATGAAGATTACAAGAGAGATTTTGGGGAAAATAATGCCGAATGTGGGGAAAAATATCCAGGCTAATAAGAACTTCAAAGAGTATGCGGTAGAGAAGATAGTGGAGTACCTGAATAGGTATGCTGAGGAGTTTGGTATCACTACCCCACTCCGATGGGCGCACTATCTGGCTCAGATTGCCCATGAGAGCGGAGAGCTGAGATATACGGAGGAAAATCTTAATTACTCTGCAGAGGGCTTATTAAAGATTTTCGGAAAATATTTTAATAAGGCTAATGTCAATGCCTATGCAAGGCAGCCTCAGAAGATAGCAAACAGGGTGTATGCTAACAGAATGGGTAATGGTAATGAGCTGAGCGGTGAAGGCTGGAAATATAGAGGAAGGGGCATTATACAGCTCACAGGAAAATCTAATTATACTGAGTATAAGAAGTATTGTGGCTTCGATGTAGTGAGAGAGCCTGAGTTGATAGCGAAGCCGGTGGGGGCTATACGCTCCTCTATGTGGTACTGGAGTAAAAACGGACTGAATAAGCTGGCAGACCAAAACCTATTTATGGAGATAAGCAGGAAGGTGAATGGTAGTAATAAGCCGAATGGTCTGGAGGACCGACTGAAGTACCTTGATAGAGCTAAGAAGGCTTTGGGGATATGATATCCTGATTAAGGTTGTCGATTACCTTGCGTATGGCTTCATCGGCATGGCGGCGCATGATTTTGAGATAGTTGAATATAGGGCGGTTGGTTTTTACTGACTGCCCTATACAGTATTCTAAGACTTCAAGAGATATGCCTATATCGAAGCCATGTTGAACGAATGATTTACGAGCTGAATAGTAGCAGATCTTATTTTGGCTTGGAAGGTCTAACTCTTCAGCAAGAGACTTTATGCTACGGGTGACGTAGCGGAGGAAGTTGCGGTAGGAGAATTTATAGCCAAAATCAAGCTTTCCTGAGTTCCTGTTCTGCCACTTGCTGATGATAGAGAGGGCTTCAGGCTGAATAGTGAAGGATATGCGCCTGTTGGAGGTCTTAGTATTGCGAGACTTATGGCGGATATATTCGAGGACGGTAGCGTTTCGGAAATCGATATCGAGGAGGTCTATGAGGTTTATGCCACCGAGATAATATGAGAGAAGGAAGATATCACGTGCCATGATATGCTTGCGGAGGTGAGGCTGACAGTCTCTTATGGTACGGAGTTCTTCTATGGTGATATCTATCTCTCTCTCCTCTTCCTGAGGGCGTTTCCAATAGAGGAAAGGGTGTACTTGGTAGGAGACGAGTTGCTGACGGATAGCACGGTTAATAATGGTGCGTGTCATGGAGAGGAGCATATTGGAGTATGCCTGAGAAGCGCCAGAGCGTTTCAGGTAACGCTCAAATTCGGATATGGTGGTAGTGTTTATCTCGGAGAGGAAGATATCGCCGTTATAGAAGGCTTGGAATTTGCGTAATGCCCCGTTGAGCATATTGGCGTAAGATTGCTGTCCGTCCTTGATGAGTTCCTGTTGATACTGGAGAGAGACCTGAGAGAAGGTAGAGGTAGAAGATTGTGGGCGCATATTCTTCAGAAGGTCTCGGAGTTGCTGACAGGTGTAGGTGTCAGGGTTAGGTATGGAGTATAGCCTTTGTTCGTAATCGTTGAGGAGGTTGCGAAGCTCGATGTTCATCTGATGAGCCTCAGGGATGCGGACTACTATACCATTCTCAAATTCGGAGGGAGAATTGACACGGTAGCGGGTAACGATGTAGTGTGTCTCGGACTGGTGCCCGATAGCTATCCTTATTTTATATGAGCCGTCTTTGGCTCTGGTATGTTTGAGGAGTGCGAGCTTTATTGTAGTCATGTGACAAAAAACGAATAAAAAATATTCGCTCTATGGTCCAAAAGTGGTCTAAAATGACATTCTGGCATAAAGAGCGAATAAAGAGTTTGAATGTGACTTGGACGAGACTCGAACTCGTAACCGTCTGCTTAGAAGGCAGATGCTCTATCCATTGAGCTACCAAGCCAAATTCTTTATAGTTCTTTATTGGGTGGAGACCTTGAGCTTAGAAGGCTAACTCCAAATATATGCCTTAGTGATTGATAGTGATATGGTTACGCTGCTGGAGAAAAAAGTAATTTATTCGCTTTTTCGCCTGTAGCGAGAGCAAAATGCAAAATGGTATAGTTGGAAGGAGAGGAAAAGAAAATGGCTTAGGCGAGACTTTTAAGGGTTTTCTTTATACCTTAATATCCATGTGAGAGGAAAATTAAGATATTCTCGCGTACCTTAATATATATCGTCTCCTGAGGCTCCGGGTTTTGGTCTCTCGATGAGGCTTCTGTCTCTCTGTTTAATGTATATGCCTTCGAGTATCTGAGAGGTGTCTGAGATAGGCTTTTCGAGAAGGAAGTGCATAACCTGTTTGGAGTGTATGGTAAGAAGGTAATGCTCTTTTACCTTCCAACCGAGAGTGGCCATGTAGTTAAGAGCGTCTATAGTGCCATGGAATTTCTTTGCTTTGCCTGAGGTGTCGATGATAGAGCCGAAGCCATGCTCTCCGAGGTCGAGGGTTACATATACGTTACGGCCACCCCAGAGATTACTTGTGAGAAGCTGACAGTAGGCTACTCTCTGGGCGGAGAGACTGAGTGATGAGAGAAGAAGGATAATGGAAATAATCTGTTTCATGAATTTATGTGCATTTATTTACTATACTTTTTTGGTG